TTCTTTTCCAGAAATGCCAGCTTTTTCTGCTGCACTGCTAAAATCCAGAAGCGTGTTCATCTGATTAATCGCTGATTGAAAGTTTATCGAGCCATCTGAAATACCCTGCAATAAATACTGAGGAATTTCTATTCCGGCTTCCTGTGCCTGTTGAATCAATCCGTCAAGATTAATAAGCCTTTTTAAACCGTCACCCGTAGTTGGAGCTTTATAGTTTCCAGCTTTAATATTTTCTAATACTGTCTCTGGAATTTTCTTTGCTTTTATTCCAGCATCTTTCGCAAGTTTGTCTAAATTAGAAAGAAAATCACTATAATTTGTCTGGGTTGTAAATTTATCAGAATATGTTGTGAGTTCTTTGTTGGCTGCATTAAGATTCTTTTCTGATTTATCAAGAGCCTTCTCTGTTGTTTGCAGGCTCTTCTCATATTTCATTAAATCTTCTGCGGCTTTAGCTAACTCTTTATTTCCACTTCCAAGTCCCTTTTCTTTTTCAAGCTTATCAAATTTTTCTTGCGCTGCATTCTTCTTTTCAAGTGCTTCCGTATACTTCTCTGTCGCATTCTGATTAGCTACCTCAGCCTCTGCAACTTTTTCTGCTGCACTTTCCATTCCTGACTGATATGCCTTTGCCATTGCCTGCTCTTTTAAAGCTTGAATGTTTCTTTTGATTGTCGCAGTGGATTGATTCAGCTTATCTTTCTGCTCGTCATATTGTAAATTCAAATCCGGTAAGATATCATTTAACTGCTGTACTGTACTTTTTATCTGCTGTTTTGTTCCAGCATCCTTTTCCTGTACACCAATCAGACTCTTCAATTTAGAGAGAAGATTATCTGCCTGAACTCCTTGGGTCTTTACATCATTGACATTTTTCGCATTATCTTTATGCATGGAACGAATAGAACTTGCTACTTCATCCTGTTCCTTTTTCAATTTCTTGCAAGACTGTGCAAACTTGTCTGCTTCAGTTGTACTTTTTTTCTGTGTTAAAGTATAAGCAACCATTCCGGCCGTTAATGCTCCACCGGCAACAACTGCTAATGCAATAGGATTCGCCAATACACCAATCGCTCCAGAAAGAAGCCCTGTTGCTGTAGTGGCTGCCAATGCTTCTCCTGTGAACAACTTCACAACTGTTCCAAGAATCGTCATTCCCGTGCTTGCGCCAGCCATAGCAACTTGCGTCTCCGCAAAAGCAGTAGAAATCGTCTTTACGACCGTATACCCCTTAACAACCGTCAACAAGCTAGCTGCTACTGGAAGTGCAGTCTGAATATTTTCACCGGCAAACTGCGCTGCTCCTCCAAGAACTTTTAAACCACCAGCACCAACAGCCTTTGCAGTAGTGCCTAAGTTTTTCACAGTCGTAATCGTTTCTTCTGGGATAATCGCTTCAATGCCGTTGTCTTTTATCGTGGTCGATAAACTCCTAATCTCTGTCGCGGCAGCTCTAACAGCTTTCTTAGCAGGATTCTTGATATTATCATATAATTCGATTCCTGCCGACTCTGCAGCAGAGCCTAATTCATATAATGCCCCCTGTAGGTTATCATTCATGATATCGGCCTGATCCTGTGCCGCTCCAGATGCATTATCAATCGCTTTTGATAAATTATCAAAATCTGACTCGCTTGCATTTATGATTGCAAGCAATCCAGACATTGCTTCCTGGCCGCCAAGTGCAGAAGCGGCGGCGGCTTTCTCATCTTCCGGAAGTCCTTGTAGCGAATCCCTCATGTTTTCCATCACTTCCATAAGGGATTTCATGGAACCATCGGAGTTTTTAATGGAAATTCCGTACTTTTCCATAGCTTTCGCCGCATCGGATGGAGGGCTTGCAAGGCGTGTAAGTATACTTCTTAAAGATGTACCTGACTGGCTTCCCTTGATTCCTGCATTTGCCATTAATCCGATTGCCTGAGATAAATCTTCTATGTTGTATCCAAGTGTTCCAGCAAGTGGTGCAGCATATTTGAAGGTTTCCCCCATCATTGCCACATTTGTGTTAGAACTACTTGCCGCTGTTGCTAATACATCCGCAAAGTGAGCACTATCACCTGCCTTTAATCCCATAGCTGTGAGGGCATCTGTCACAATATCAGAAACCGTTCCAAGGTCTTCACCAGAAGCCGCTGCCAAGTTCATGACACCAGGAAGACCATCAATCATCTGCTGTGAATTCCAGCCAGCCATAGCCATATACTTAAGTCCTTCTGAAGCTTGCGTAGCAGAGAACTTTGTTGTAGCCCCCATTTCTTTCGCCTTGTTCGTTAATGCTTCTAAATCTTTTCTGGAAGCACCAGAGATTGCCTGCACTTCACTCATTCCAGCTTCAAAAGACTTTCCCGCATTAATAGCAGCTGTGCCGGCGGCAACTGCTCCAGCACCAGTAGCAGCCGTAATCGTACTTACAATACTTTTTATCTTGCTGCCGGCACCCGTCCAATACTGTGTAGCCTTTTCAGAAGATTCTTTATAAGGCTTGCTTGGATCCGACTCTGGTTTACTGGATTCTCTGGTCTTTTCCCGTTCCTTATACTGTTTTTTCTCTTCTTCTGTTACTCTTTTACTTGATTTCTTTACTTCTTCTTCTGCCTTTTTTGTAGAATCAATCACCTGTTTACTCGCAGAACTGGCTGTATTTTTTACTTCCTGTCCTGCCTGTTTCGCAGAGCTTTCTGTCTGCTTGGAAGCCTGTTTCGCAGAAGTTTCTATCTGTTTTACTGACTGCTTAACAGAACTTTCCGCTTTTTTTGCAGCTTGTGCAGTGTCTTTTTCAAGGCTTTTGCTTAAACTATCAAGCTCCTTTTCTGCTTTTTCAGAATTAAGCTCAACTTCAATCTCAATATGTCCATCCGCAGACATAGCTAAACCTCCTATAAAATTCGTCTGCGTCTGTCATCCATGTTCACACTGCACGTTCCTTAGGGCTGCAGCTCCATCCCTTATAAAATTCCTGTCAGATCACCATCACCAAGAAGTGCCTGCGTGATCTTGTCCTGTCTTTCTCTTTCTTCCTCTGAAATGTCTTCCGGAAGTTGGTACAACCGTTTCATCCGGTTGTAAAATGCTTTCTGTTCTTTCTCCATTCCTTTCGTATCGATTACGCGATACGTTATAATCTTGCTTATCATGCAGTCCTCAGAAAGAGCAGAAAAAAGAGCAGAGAACTTCCACCAGTGAAGTTCCTGCTCTGCTAAATCAATATGATATTGTTCAAAGAAAGCTGCATAAATATAATCTGCATCATAGTTATAATTATAAATCTTTTTTCCGCTGCCCGACTTTTTCGACTTCTTTTTATCAATGTTTTCTTTTCCACATTCATAGAACCACAGCATCGCATTGATTGCTTCGTTGATGTCATTCGGAATCTCTGGATAGTAAAGTTCTAAGCCATCTTTATACTTTGCAAGTAGTTCGGCTGTCTCTCTGTCCATTTCCTTATCCAACAAACAAAGCTCGTTTGCAAATTCTTTCTGTTTCTCTGTAAGTTCTTTTTTCTGCATCAATATTTCAAATTGAATCGAAGTTCGGAAATCAGAGTTTATCTTATATAATTTTCCATCTACCTCAACTTGCTCTGGCGGCTTGTCCATTAAGATATTCATAATTATGCAAAGAGACCTTTACTTGCGGCTTCTCCATATTCTTTAACCTGTGCGTTGTTTAAACGTGTCAGCTTCTGCGTTGCCGCTACACGTTCTCCCAGGTCATATCCTTTAAACATCTTCTCGACGGCTCCTTCTCCTAATATAGTATCAAGAAAAGCATCAATAATTTTGCATTCTGCAATAATATCATCTGCACTAAGAAGATTCCCTACTCCTACAACATCTTTTTCATAGTCTTCAAGTGCTTTTGCTGTTTTTGTTGCTTCGGGAATAAATTTTCTTGTTGTCTCTGCTTCCAATGCCGAGAAATAAAACTTCTCTCCATTCCACTGAAATGTCTTATTCATGCTGCCTTCTCCTTTCCTATGCTTTTGGTGTGAAAGTCTTTGTTTCCGTATTAAATGTACCTTCTACTGGGTCACCTTTATCGTGAAGTGTACCTTCTACCTGCAGCTCTCCGTCATTATCTGCAAAAGAGGAAATTTCCACTGCAGTATTAAAACACCTTGCCTCAAAAGTATTTTCTTTTGATTCTACTGGTTTATCTAAATCAACACGCACTAAAGAACGTTCCGCATCTCCTCCCGTCTTTCTTAACTTTCCAATAGATACAAAATCCTCAATTACCTTTTCTGAAAGAATCTGGTCCGCTGTAAACGGATGCGTTCCTTCATAAGATGTAATAGAGGAAGTAGAGGATTTATCATTGATATACTTCTTTGAAGAAGTCTGTGCCCCCGGCTCTTCATCTAATTTTTCAAAACCTGTGCCGGCTAACTCATAAGCTTCTCCAACTTCGATATATGCCGCTTCCTGGTATCTCTGTTTTACTTCTTTACTTGTATTCGCCATTATCTTCTAGCCTCCTGTTTATAAATAATCCTGCACTGTATCTGATACTTTGCCTTGTCAAGTTCCGTATCAAACACATAGCCGCATGTGATTGCTTCAATTTTTTTAATTGTCTTGCCGGCATCCAATTCCGGAAAATCTCCTGCCTCAGATACCTCTTCTAACCAGTCTGAAAAATGTTCATAGAATCCGATATTATC